CGTCCCGTTCGGCGGCTGCAGCGCGGCCTGCTGCGCCATCTGGTCCGACGTGAACGCGGCGCCCTGTTCGCCCTGCTCGAGCGTCTGCTGATGGCCCATCTCCGCCATCTCCCGCTCGTGTTGCTGCTGGGCGACCATCGCCTGCTGCTCGGCATCGATCCCAATCAACGCTTCCATGTGCGCCAGCCGGTTGGCCCAGTCGTCCATCATGGCCTTGATCTCCGCGCTCGCCACGGTGCTCTCAGCCTGAATCCCCGCGACGCGAATCCGCACCTCGCCATCCGCCTGTGCCTTCTGGGCATCGGCCTGCGCCTGTACCTGCGCCTTCTCGATGTCGGCCTGCGCCTGGATCTGCGCCTTCATCAGGTCGGTCTTGTTCTTGTCCGCGAGCTGCTGCAGTTCCTGCATCTGCTGCTGCATCTGGTCCATCTGCTGCTGCACTTCGGGCGGAATCGGCGGCGGCGCCCCGTCTTCCTGCTCCTGCAGATGCGCCGGCAGCGACTTGCGCGCCATCGCGGCCATCTTCTTCGCGCCGGGGAAGTCCAACTGTTCGATGTATTCCGGCAGCAGCGGCGCGGCCATCTCGGGCGGCAGATGCGGCAGCAGTTCGCCCATCGCATCCGAGGCTTCCTGCCGTTTGGTCGTCGCGGTCTTCCCGATCTCGACCACGACGTGATACTGCCCGCCCTGCTGCAGGTCGATGATCTGCGGCGGATTCTGGGGATTCGTCACAGGCGGCGCGGGCAGCGGCCCCTTCGGCCCCTGCACGAACGGCGCATTGAGCATCGTGGGTTCCGGCTTGCCGTCTTCCCCGAGGATCTGCACGATCCGGCCGGGACGCGTGCCGTAGACCGGCGTCAGCATCTCGTTGAGGATCTTCCCCTCGAGCGTCATGCTGATCGTCGCAAGGTTGTCGAGGTAATTGCTGTTCGCCAGCTCGCTCTGCTGCTGCAGCGCCTGAATCGCCTTGCCGCTCCGGTGCGTCGGGTCCAACTGGCCGAGGCTGCTGGCTGGCGTCGCCGTCGTCTGCTGCACGAACTGCGTCGCCTGCATCAGCAACTGCGACACGGCCTGAATCGGCGGCTCCGACAGTAACCGCTCAATCGGCGGATACGGCTCACCCCGGTCATTGAACGCGCGCCGCGGCAGATACGGGAGATTCCTGACGTTGGCCTGGTCCCACTGCGTCTCGTAGCCTTCGATCTGCTCCGGGTCCAGCATCGCCTGCGCCTTGACGCCAATCCCGACCGCTTCCGCGACACCCGAGGCGGCATAGTTGACGAGGCGCTGCGCGTCCATGGCGGGTTCCACAACGCCCTTCCACAGCCGCACGCCGTTCAGGTTGTATTCTTTCGCGACGACCGGGACGATCGGGATGTACTGCCCTTCCCAGTCGGTCTCTTCGAGGATCTCGTTCGCCGTGATCTTGCACCAGCGCACCGCCCGCTTCTGCACGACGCGGCTGACGGGCTTGCTGCCGTCCATCACCGGCACCGCTCCCGGCGGCACCGGCTCAGGCGCCCAGATGGCCTGCTCCGAGCCATCCGGCAGGGTATAGAGCGTCACCGTCGTCGGGGTGTACTCCGCATACCAGTATTCGGCCACGCGAATCGTGCGTGTCGCCTCTTCGGCCCCGATCCAGCCCTTGTTCTGCTCCGCTTCGGCCTCGAGCTCCTGCGAGCTCGCCTGCGCGAGTTTCGCCTTCGGGAACTCCCGCTGGAAGCGGTCCTCCGGGTAGTCGCTCCACTTGAACGCCCAGTCGCCGTCGCACGCATCCGGCTCCTGCGCGAACGGGTCCACCATCACCTTGCTCTGGTCGAGAATCCGCCGCACCCGCAGTTCCTGGTCAAACGGCTGCTGCGGGTCATCGCACCACGCCTTGCAGACCTCGTAGAACCCGCGCCCGCACTTCACCGCGCGCTCATACGCCCAGTCCCGCGCGAGCTGCGCCCGCGACTGCACCTGGATATGGCGAATCAACCCCTGCCGAATCTCGGCATCCTCGACGGAGGCGTCCCCAGTCGGGCTGATGGTGATGCCGAGGTCGGCATTCTTCTGCTGGTTGATGATCTGCTGGACGGGCTGGTCAATCTGGCTGATGGTGAGCATCGGCCGCGCGCCGGGGTTCGTGTCGCCGCCGGGGTTCGCGCCTTCGCGGGACCGTTTCACCCACGCGGGCCACTGGTCGCCACTCTCGAAGGTCAGCGCCGCCAGTTCCCGGTCGGCTTGCGCCTTCGTGGCGTCGTCCCCGACCTTGAACCGCTTCAGGGCTTGCTCGAGCTTCTTCGGCTTCTGCGAGGTGTCTGGACTCACGGAAGCCTTTCAAGCAGGAGCGTAATCACGAACGCTGGTGATGGGTTGGTCAGGTGTATCGCATCTGGACGCGCCAACACCCACTCCGCTTCCTTGAGCGTGTCGCTCCGTGTGTTGGTGAACACCGCAGATTCCTTCGGCGTCATCCACACGCGGTAGGGTTCCGCAAAGGTCACGGCGCGTGCCGGTTCGTCGCTCAATGCACCCGTCCGTCTGGTCCCATCGGCGCCCCGTCATCCACCCGCACGATGTCGCGCACGAGCTGATCCACGTCGATCGCGGACTCGGCCTGTGCGTCGGCCTGCTGCGCGAGCAGCACACCCAGTTCTTCCTTCAGGTTGCCGTGGCCCGCGTGGTGCTCGAAATAGGCCCACATCGCGTCCATCACCCCCGGTTGCACCTGGAGGCCGCGAAACTCGCGCTCAAACGCGCGCCAGAAGGTATAGCGGCCCCCCAGCACCACCTTCAGCAGGTAGCGCCGGTTATTGGCAATCTCGTGGAACAGGGTTTTGACGGCGAGGTAGGCATCGAGCTGCCGCAGGGTATCGACGGCAGACGAGGAGACAGGCGATTCAGGAGTGCGCGCCATGTCAGGGTGTGTAGCAAGTATCCATATCCCAGCCGCGCTGTCAATGAAATGACGGTCCTAGCCGAGCCACCCATGATCGTGCTGACCGCTGCCGTAGAGTCCGCTCTGGTGCCGCGGCTTCACCTTCTCCTTCGGCGTCTGCTGGCTCACCGCCAGGTAGCGCCACGCGTCGGCGGCGTGACTCGACCAATCGTGAACCGGCGTCGCCTTGAACTCGTGCAGCCGCGTGTTGTAGTCCCGCTTGTAGTGCTGCAGCGCCTCGAGGCCCGCCGAGCAGCGCGTTTCATCGAACCAGCAGCGCGGGAACAGCATCCGGGCGGCGTGAATCCCGTCCTCGATCCCAATCTGCGGGACAATCCGAAACGCAATCCCCAGCGAGCGCGCCACCTCGAGCCGGCTGCGCCCTGTCCCTAACTCCTTCACTTCGATGTCGAACGGCGCCCAGTGCGAGCCGTAGGTGTAGCCCTTGGCTGACAGCATCTGCGCGTAGTGCGGTAAGCCTTCCCCACTCGCTTCGTAGTAGTCGATGATGCGGACCTCGCCGCTACGTAGACTCTGCACGAACCAGATAGCTGTGGCATCGCCAACACCCAAGTCCCAGACGGTAGAGACGGGCAGGATTGGATCAACAGGTACAGGGCATATGTGCCCGGCCAGACGAGCGGCGCCGAGTTCCGCCGCATAGATCGCTCCTTTAACAGACGCCTCGAAGGAGCACTCGTATTCCTGGTCATACTCATCGCTCGTCATATCCTTGGCAGCCAGCGCCAGCTCCGACGCCGGAATGATGCCGGTCTGACTGGCCTTGAACTCGGCGTAATACCACGCCGGGTCACGCTTGGCCTGCTGCACGGTCTCATAAAACTGGTTCTTCCCGGCCGGCGTGCCAAGAAAGAGCGCCCAGCCGCTGTAGTCGCTCAAGGACGGCCGCAGGATCTCGCTGTAGATGTTCGGCGGCTGCTCGCCAAACTCATCGAACACGACCCCATCCCAGTAGCCGCCACGAAACGCTTGCGGGTTGTCCGCGCCGAACAGGCGCACATACCCCCCATGCGGGAAGGTGACCTTCAGCTCGGAGACCATCGCCACGGCGCCGGGGATGTGCTGGGTGTAGTAGGTCAGGTATTCCCACGCCGCGGTCTTGGCTTGGCCGAGAAACGGCGCGATGAAGGCATAGCGTGGGACGGGATGGGCGCGCTTGTTCTCCAGGCAGCAGACCACCAAATGCAGGACCGCGCACACAGTTTTGCCGAATCTACGATGAGCCACCACGGCGCCAAAGCGGTGCGTGTCCATGCCGCGGTGAATCTCGACGGCGTGCGGGCGCGGCTCGTAGTTCAGGTTGACGACGGGCATGTGTCCAGCCTGTGGTGAGGAGTCATTTGGCGGGGCTTTTCAGCGTCCCCCGCGCCAGCCGGCCAAGCCAATCGCGAGCATGGCCCCGGCGATGATGAGCACCAGGACGGTGACCCCGATTACCACGGGCGGCGCACTTCGATGATGAGCGGGCCGCCATCCTTGCCAGTCACGGCGACGGATTCCGTGGGGCGTCCCATCGTGCGGTCGAGCACATCGCGCACCGCTTGGTAGGACGTGGACGGATACGCCGTATCCTCCGCGAGGCTGAAGAGGCGGTCGATCATGCGGTCCTGCGCGGACATGAGGCGCTCGAGCGCGGCTTGCTTGACTTGTGGTGCGGCGCCTCCGTGGAATCGACAGACCGTGCCGCCCTGAATCGCTGCCGCCCCGCAAGGTTTCCCGGTGCGTTTACTCGTCGCAGAACAGCGCGGGCCATAGATGCCTGGTCGCCGCTGATTCAAGGGGTGCGGCTGATTCAAGAGGTGGCTCTTCGCTTTGATGGGGCCGCGCGGGGCATGTTTACTCATCGTCAGGCCAGTCCCACGGCTCACGTTGCTTCCGCAGTTCGGCGTTCTCCGCCTCCAACGCTGTGCAACGAGCTTCCGCAGCCACGAGCGCGTCGCGCAGATTGCAGTAGTCGATGAGGGTCGGCACCCTGTTGAGGGACGGACGCGCCGCGACCTGCTCCAGCGTCTCAAATCGCCCATCAGCCTCTGCCGCCACGGCTTCAACGAAGGCCTTACTGTTCCACTTCACTGTTCCACTTCCCTTCGCTCGTCAGCCGTTGTCTGACAGAGGGGAGTATGCATGGGTACCAATACACGCGCAACACTGCAACACGGCCCTGTTTGACGCGATTATGGGACATAAATACGTCACATCGACACGTTTTCGGTCCCATTACGACTCTTTCCGCCAGACGATGGAGAGGGGAGGCGCGGTGACTTCGCCCTGGTCGATGCCGGCGATGGCGAGCGCACAGATGGCTGAGATGGCCGTGAGGAGGCCACTCAGCAGGATGAGGCTATCGTCCCCTTCCGCATAGGCGCGGTCCGAGGCGCGTTGGGACGCCTGCTGGATGGCGACGAACTCGCGGCGCACGTCGCGTTCAGTCATGGCAGTGGCGGGAGTCCATCGAACATCCCCGCAGTATTCCGCTTCGGGAGTGAACGTCGAGGTCTGCGGTTGTTCGCTTGTGTCGTCCGATCCGCCCATCGCACGTTCCCCGGCTCGTAGGCACCATCGTTGTCGATCCGGTCGAGCGTCGCGGACGGGAACGACGGCAGGCCGATGGTCGCCTCAATATCGGCCACAAACGGCGCCACATCCTGCCACGCGGCAGACACGGGAATGCCCCGCCCGCCGTAGTCGGGGTAGGACTTGCACTGACGGTTATAGCAACGGTCCATCATGCCTTTCCATCGCTCGTAGAGCGGGTGCTTCTTCAATCCGTGCGTCGTCTGCGCGCGTGCGACTTGATCGCGCATATAGCACCCGCATGACTGCGTGCCGCCATAGCGCAGGCTCTGCCCCCAGACAATCACATCCGTTCCGCAGGCGCAGCGACAGGCCCAGCGTGGAGCACCGCGCTTGAGGTCGGCCACACGATGGAGCACCGTCAGCCGTCCGAAGATCTGCCCCGCCAGGTCAATCAGTTTCATGGCAGAGGTGGAAGCCCGTAGATGGCACGCAGCTCCGAAATGTGTTTTTTGTAGCTCTCCTCCCACGTCAAGCCGCCGACGTAGTAATCCCATGCGGCCCGTTGCGACTGCACGCTAATCATGCCCGGATCAATCGCCGCACCGGATTCCTCATAGACCGCGTTACAGCCGAGGCCGAACTCGATCGAGTACTGCTCGTTATACGGAATCTGGGTGCTGGGCGGTGGTCG